TAGATAAACAAGGGTAAACGACCCAATTACAGTGATTACAGAAACAATAACAGAGCTATTCACGATGATCTCCTTTCTGAAATACTCGGGCATGGCAGTGCCTTGTATAACCAGAATAGGAGTGGAGCAGTAAAAAGTCAATAAAAAGAAAAAGTCCCACAGGAAGGACCAATTCCCATGGGACGAATACAAAAAAACAATTTGCAACTACATAATAGCTCAAAAATGGTTATGAATCAATAGAAAATCATTACGGAGACGGGTTGCATACGATAAGGAAGAGGTGGTGCCTTATGAAAGAAATCATGGTTGTTACTCGGATCACAATCGGAGGACAGCAGTATACAGCAGAGGAACTCGGAGAAGAGAAAGCAAAAGAGATCGTTCGCCAGCGGATGGAAGCCGCGGTGGAGTCGATGGGGTATGAAAGGAGTAAGGAATGAAAGCATCAGATAGAGCTGCGTTGGCAATCGGCGCGGTTGGTACATGGATCTACATCGGCGGCGTGGATTCCGACCTGTGGGGACGCGCCGCCCTGGGAGCTGGAATGTTCCTTCTGGCGCTCGTGGCAAAGAAGATCGGCGATTACGTCGAAGAGTGCCGCGAGGAGCAGGAAGAGCGGGAAGAAGAGCGCCGGGACGAGGTGTTTGCGGCGTGGATCCGCTCAGGGTCGTTGAAAGAAGGGTGAGAATGATGCAGATTGTTGAATATACGGAGGCCGTGGATCTGACGATGCACGGAATGCGTGATGATATCTACGTCATGCATCCGGTTGCCATCAGCAGTATGACCATGCAGGATGTGCGCGCGGCCGCTGAGGCTGGTGCTGTGTTTGCGGTAATGCAGACCAAGTCGGAAGAACGGCCAAAGAAAGAGCCGGATCCAAAAGCAGAGGCAAAACCAACGCCCCCCCGAAGCGCCCTGCAGGACAGGGCCGTAAGAAAAAATTGGATACCGGCAAAATGACGGCGCTTCGAAATGCCGGATGGTCCTATGAAAAGATTGCAGACGAAATGGGCTGCAGTGCGGGGACCGTGTGGAATTACTTTAACAAAGGCAAGGAGGATAAGAAAGATGTCAGTGAAAATCAATAAGCTTGAAATTGAAAATGTCAAGCGAATCAAGGCAGTAAAACTGGAACCGACGGCAAACGGTCTGACCGTCATCGGCGGCAGAAACAACCAGGGTAAGACATCGGTGCTGGATTCCATCGCATGGGCACTGGGTGGCGAAAACTTCAGACCATCAGATGCAACGCGTGAGGGATCCATCATTCCGCCCAACTTAAAAATCGTATTAAATAACGGTTTGATCGTTGAGCGTAAAGGCAAAAACAGCGCGTTGAAGGTAACAGATCCAAGTGGTCAGAAAGCCGGACAGTCGTTGCTGAACACTTTTGTCGAATCTCTGGCGTTGAATCTTCCGAAGTTCATGGAGAGCTCCGGAAAGGAAAAGGCACAGACGCTGCTGCAGATCATCGGCGTTGGTAATCAGTTGGCTGAACTGGAGAATGACGAGAAAGAGCTGTACCAGGACCGGCTGTACATCGGCCGGACCGCGGATCAGAAAGAGAAGTTTGCAAAAGAACAGCCGTATTATCCGGATGCTCCGAAAGATCTGGTGTCAGCCTCGGAGCTGATCCGACAGCAGCAGGACATCCTTGCTCAGAATGGCGAGAATCAACGGAAAAGAGAACAGGCAGGAAAGATCCGGGAAGAGACCAAACGCGCTTATGACGAAGTGAAACGGTTGTCTGAACAGCTGGAGGCTGCAAAGCAGCATCACCTGCAGCTGGTAAAAGATCTGGAAACTGCCGAAAAGTCGGCCGCTGATCTGGTGGATCAGTCCACCAAGGAACTGGAAGACAGCATTTCCAATATTGAGGAAATCAATCGAATGGTACGCGCAAATCTGGACAAGGAGAAGGCGGAGGATGATGCAAAAGAATACCGCCGTCAGTATGATCAGCTTTCGGAGAAAATTACTTCTGTCCGGGAAAAGAAAGCCAATCTGCTTTCATCGGCGGAACTGCCGCTTCCGGGGCTTTCTGTAAAGGAAGGCGAGCTGGTGTATAAAGGACAGAAATGGGACAACATGTCCGGTTCTGAACGATTGATGGTATCAACAGCCATTGTCCGGAAATTAAATCCAGAGTGTGGCTTTGTCCTTCTGGATAAGCTGGAGCAGATGGATCTGCAGACACTGCAGGAGTTTGGCTCCTGGCTGGAGCACGAAGGTCTGCAGGCGATCGCTACCAGGGTAAGTACCGGTGATGAGTGCAGCATCATAATCGAAGACGGTTATGTGGTTGGACAGGCGCAGGCTGAACAGCCACAGCAAAAATCATGGAAGGCAGGTGTATTTTAATGGAAATTATCAAAGGTGTAATTCCCTGTGCAAAAAAAGTTGTGGTTTATGGTCCGGAAGGAATTGGCAAATCTACGTTTGCCAGTAAATTCCCGGATCCGGTGTTCATTGATACTGAGGGTAGCACGAACTCAATGGATGTTGCCCGGTTGCCAAAAGCTACAAGCTGGCAGAACCTTCTTGACCAGGTGGACTACATCCGGACGCATCCGGACGTGTGTAAAACGCTTGTGGTTGACACGATCGACTGGGCGGAGTCTATGTGCATCCAGTTTATCTGCGATAAGCATCGGAAGTTTGGAATCGAGGATTTCGGGTATGGAAACGGCTATACCTATGTAAAAGAGGAGATTGGCCGGTTCCTGAATCGGCTTTCAGAAGTTGTGGAAGCGGGCGTCAACGTGGTTCTTACAGCACATGCGCAGATTAAAAAATTTGAACAGCCGGATGAGCTGGGAGCTTATGACCGATGGGAACTGAAGCTTGGAAAGAAAACAACATCCCAGACATCGCCGCTGATCAAGGAATGGGCGGACATGCTGCTGTTTGCCAACTACAAAACGTTTTCCATTGCAGTTGATGACAAGGGAAAGAAGAGGAAAGCGCAGGGCGGTGAGCGTGTCATGTACACGTCACATAACGCCTGCTGGGATGCAAAGAACCGTTTCGGTCTGCCGGATGAGGTTCCGTTTGACTACAAAGTCATTCAGAGCATTATAGAACAGGGAAAAGCTTCCGCAGATATGAAACCGTACAAAGCTGCAGAAGTACCTAAAACGGCGTCAGCTCCTGAGCCCGTTCCGGAAGCTCCGAAGCCGACAACGCCAGAAGAAGTAACTGGGGAACAGATGAATCTTCCACTGGATGAGCCGCCTAAAACGCCGGATCCTGCAGGGGAGAACAGTCTGGATCCGGAAATCCCGAAGGCACTGCGAGACCTGATGGAAACTTATCACGTAGATGAATGGGACGTGGAGAACGTCGTAGAAGCGAAAGGGTATGTTCCGGTCGGCACAAAGATCAAAGATTACGATGTCGTAAATCCTGGCATTATCGAGGGGCTTCTGGTAGCCTGCTGGGACCAGGTATATGCTGCAATCAAAGAAATGAAAGAAAAACAGGAAATTCCATTTAATTAAGGAGGAAAACAATTATGTCAGTAGAAGGAAGAGAACTTGGATGGGATGATTCTATTAAACAGGATTCCCAGAATTTTGATCCAATCCCGGAGGGGGATTACAACGTAACCATCGAGAAATATGACCGTAGCAGATCCAAAGGAGAAGGAAAGCTCCCGCCATGCAATATGGCAGTCGTGTACTTTATTGTACACGGGCCAGACCGTGAGATTACAATTCGTGAGAACTACATCTTACATAGCAGCCTGGAATGGAAACTGTCAGAGCTGTTCCGTGGCGTCGGTCTGAAAAAAGAGGGGGAAGAGCTTCGGATGGACTGGAATGCGCTTCCAGGAAAAACGGCAAGAGCGAAAATCGGCGTGAAGCCGGGAATCAAAGACCCAAGTAAGAAGTTCAACTACATTGAAAAGCTGTATCCGAAAGACTCGGATAAGCCAGCATTTACACCAGGGAGATTTTAAATGGAACTGAGACCGTATCAGAAAGAAGCAAAGGAAGCTATTTTTGAACAGTGGGACAGCGGGGTATCAAAAACCCTGCTGGTCCTTCCTACTGGATGTGGAAAGACGGTAGTCTTTGCCAAAGTAACAGAAGAGTGTGTCCGGCAGGGAGACCGTGTTCTGATCCTGGCACACAGAGGGGAGCTGCTGGAACAGGCCGCAGATAAACTGATGAAGACAACCGGTCTTGGTTGTGCGCTTGAAAAGGCAGAGAGTTCCTGCCAGGGGAGCTGGTTCCGCGTAGTAGTTGGTTCTGTGCAGACACTGATGAGAGAAAAACGTCTGAACAGCTTTGATCCTTTTTATTTTAATACAATCATTATTGATGAAGCCCATCACTGCATTTCGGACAGCTATCAGCGTGTGCTGCAGCATTTCCCGCATGCGCATGTATTGGGAGTAACAGCGACACCGGATCGCGGCGATATGCGGAACCTTGGGGCTTACTTTGAATCGCTGGCCTATGAATATACACTTCCGAAAGCAATCAAAGAAGGGTATCTGTCCCCAATCAAGGCACTGACTATTCCACTCAAAATTGATATGAGTAGTGTATCAGTGCAGGCTGGAGACTTTAAAGCAAGCGAAATCGGCACCGCACTGGATCCATATCTGCAGGGGATCGCAGAAGAAATGCAGAAATACTGCATGGATAAGAAAACAGTGGTATTCCTTCCGCTGGTAAAGACCAGCCAGAAATTCCGTGACTTGCTGAATCAGTATGGATTCCGGGCTGCAGAGGTAAATGGAGACAGCCAGGACAGAGCTGAAATTTTGAAAGACTTTGATGCTGGAAAGTATAACGTTTTGTGTAATTCAATGCTTCTGACAGAGGGTTGGGATTGCCCGTCGGTGAATTGTATCGTGGTTCTCAGACCAACTAAGGTGCGGAGCCTGTATTGTCAGATGGTGGGGCGTGGTACCCGATTGTCCCCGGAAACAGGAAAAGACCATTTACTGCTGTTGGATTTCCTCTGGCATACAGAGCGGCATGAGCTGTGTCATCCGGCGAGCCTGATCTGCGAGAATGAGGAAGTAGCCCAGCAGATGACAGAAAATCTGGAAAAGAAAGCAGGCATGCCGGTTGATCTCGAAGAAGCGGAACAGAAAGCATCGGAGGATGTTGTGGCACAAAGAGAAGAGGCGCTGGCGAAGCAGCTTTCTGAAATGAAGAAGCGCAAAAAGAAGCTGGTGGATCCGCTGCAGTTTGAAATGTCCATCCAGGCGGAAGACCTGTCCAGCTATGTTCCCTCTTTTGGGTGGGAAATGGGACCGCCATCTGAGAAGCAGAAAAAGACACTGGAAAAGCTGGGCATTATGCCGGATGAAATCGAGAATGCAGGAAAAGCAGAAAAGATCTTGGATCGATTGAGTAAAAGACGCACGGAGGGGCTGACGACACCAAAACAGATCCGTTTTCTGGAAAGCAGGGGATTTGAGCATGTAGGAACTTGGCAGTTTGAAACAGCAAAGAATCTGATCGACAGGATCGCAGCGAATGGCTGGCGGATTCCAATGGATATCAACCCGAGAGAATATAAAGGAGCTTAAAGAGTATGGAACAGAGGACGAGCCTTACAGAAATTATAGAACATATCAATCCATCCGAGCTTACTTATCAGGAATGGTGTTCTGTTGGAATGGCTCTGAAACAGGAAGGGTATCCGGTTTCTGTGTGGGATGCCTGGAGCCAGAAAGATTACGGCAGATATCATGCAAATGAATGTGAGAAAAAATGGAGAACCTTTTCCGGCTCATCCTCACCGGTAACCGGCGGCACGATCGTACAGCTTGCCCTGGATCATGGATGGGTTCCGGAGAAGGGCCATGAACTGGATTGGAACGACAGTATCGCGGTGGACAGTGACCGTGTTGTTGTTGATAAGAACTGGCTAGAAGGAAAAGAGATTCAGGAACCTGTCAACTGGAATCCGGCGGAGCAGCTGATCACGTATCTGGAAACACTGTTTGAAGCAGGAGAAAACGTAGGATACGTCACTGGAAGCTGGGAAAAGACAGATGAAAAAGGTACGCGCTGGCTGCCACAAAAAGGCAGCTGGGACCGTACTGCAGGACAGTTGATTGAATTGCTGAACGACTGTAAAGGGGACATTGGCGCAGTACTTGGTGACTACAATCCGGAAGCCGGGGCGTGGATCCGCTTCAATCCGTTGGACGGAAACGGCTGTAAAAATGAAAATGTAACAGAGTACCGGTATGCTTTAGTAGAGTCAGATCATATGGAGCTGGAACAGCAGAATGCTATCCTGCGGGAGCTAGAACTTCCGATCGCCTGCCTGGTATATTCCGGAAAAAAGAGCCTGCATGCTATTGTGCGGGTAGATGCGGCAGATTACAACGAGTATCGAAAACGGGTTGATTATCTGTATGAAGTCTGCCAGAAAAACGGAATCGACGTGGATACACAGAACCGGAATCCATCGAGACTTTCCAGAATGCCAGGAGTGCAGCGTGGTGAAAAGAAACAGTTCATCGTAGATACCAACATCGGAAAACAGTCCTGGAATGAATGGTACGAGTGGATTGAGGGTGTCAACGATGATCTGCCGGAGCCGGAAGGGCTGGAAAGTGTATGGGATAATCTGCCGGAGCTGTCGCCGTGTCTGATTGATGGGATCCTGAGAAAAGGCCACAAGATGCTCATTTCCGGCCCATCCAAGGCGGGAAAGTCATTCCTGCAGATCGAGCTGTGTATAGCCATAGCAGAAGGAAAGAAGTGGCTGCAGTGGCACTGTGCGCAGGGACGTGTCATGTACGTCAATCTGGAGCTTGACCGGGCAAGCTGTCTGCACCGTTTTAAGGATGTATACGAAGCAATGGGCTTTACACCGGATAATCTGCAGAACATTGATATCTGGAACCTGCGTGGAAAGTCAGTCCCTATGGATAAGCTGGCACCAAAGCTGATCCGGCGTGCTGCGAAGAAGAACTATGTGGCTATTATCATTGACCCGATTTATAAGGTAATCACAGGAGATGAAAACAGCGCGGATCAGATGGCAAATTTCTGTAACCAATTTGATAAAGTCTGCACAGAGCTTGGATGCGCGGTGATTTATTGCCATCATCACAGTAAAGGAAACCAGGGCGGAAAGAAGTCCATGGACCGTGCTTCTGGGTCCGGGGTATTTGCCCGTGATCCGGATGCCCTGCTGGATCTGATCGAGCTGGAGCCTACCGAAGCGCTGATGAAACAGAAAGAAAATAAAGCGATCTGCAAAGCGTGTACGGACTATCTGGATGCGCATTTCAAGTGGGAGGAAGATCTTTCCCAGGACGATTTACTGAGCAGTGCGCAGATGATGAGCTATTGCGAGGCGCATCTGGACCGGTGGCAGAAGATAGCTCTGGATAAGCAGATCGTCGAGGCAAAAGCGGCAGTACAGGCCCATACGGCATGGAGAATCGAAGGGACACTTCGGGAATTTCCAAAGTTCGAACCGGTCAACATGTGGTTTGAGTATCCGGTTCACTGCCTGGATCAGATCGGCGTGCTGAAAGATCTTGAGCTGGAAGCAGACAAACCGGCATGGCAGAAAGGTAGAGAAGCCAGAAAGAAACAAGGAGAGCAAGCGCGTAAAGCCAAAAAGGAAAAATATAAGATGGCGATAGAAAATTTCCGGTTTACTCATGAGGATAAATATCCGACGGTAAAGGAGCTGTATGAAGTCCTGAAATCGGATGCAGAAGCAACCGGCGAGAAATATCCGGAGGAAAAAACGGTTCGAAATTCATTAAAAGAAATCGGATTTATGGTAAATAAAGATACACGTTGTATTTGCCCGATACCTGAAACATTTTAGGTCATGGGCAAATGCCCGACACCTAAAACAACATAGGTCACGGGAATGCCCGTAATCATGGTAACGGGCATCGGGCAGAAAGTTGCCCGACACCTTGTTTTTTAGGTGGCAGGAATGCCCGCCCGGCACCTGTATATAAATATATACCCTAATCGGGCGGGAATGTGCGGGCATGCCCACCCTAAGTGTGGGGCGATTGAGTACGCCCCCACAACGGGTTAGGAGCATACCCACCCAGCACAGACGCGCAGGAAAGGAATGATAAAACATGTCACACGACAAACGACTCAAAATTGCGGGACAGATGCCTCCGCTTAGAAGAATCCCCTTTGGAGAAATTTATGACGCATCGAAAGACGAAGTTCTTCTGTGGCTGAAAGAACAGCCGGAGCTTTTGAATTTGTTTGCTGACAAATTAAGATCTTGGGGTTGCATCACATTTGATAAAAAATCTGGTACTTGGAGAGGGGCTGATTATCATGATTGATTTTTTTATGGCGATGAACCCGCCGACGATAACACATCAGGAACATAAAGTTGCAATCGTAAATGGGAAACCGGTATTTTACGAAACACCAGAATTAAAAAGAGCCCGACAGAAACTGATTGGGCATCTGTGTAAATATAAGCCAGAAGACATGGAACCGTACCAGAAAGGGGTACGCCTGGTTACAAAGTGGTGCTTCCCGCAGGGAGAGAAACATAAGGACGGAGAATACCGGACTACAAAGCCTGACACCGATAATCTGCAGAAGCTGCTGAAAGATTGCATGACGACGGTAGGCTTCTGGAAAGATGATGCACTGGTTGCGTCAGAGATCGTGGAAAAGTTCTGGGCGCGCATCCCAGGCATTTACATCAAGATTGAGGAGCTGCCATGATGAATTATTTTAAATTCTTTACAGAGGTCTGGCGATTCTTCAAGAAGTATTATAATCGGCCAGGAAAAGAACAGGACTATGCTGAGAGCGTCCAGGAATGCTCTCAGCTTGCGAAATCATTCGGTAATGGGGATTTTGTAGACCGGGTATGCATTGCAGTCCTGGAAGAACTGGAACGCTGCTGGAAGGGCAGAGAGGAGGAGTAGAATGGAAATCATTGGAATTATCGTGTTTTGCGGGGGGATCATCTGTGCGGCGGCGTTGCTGCTGAACCGCCCGGAATGTGAGAAGGATCCGAGGGAAGATCAGGAGCAGATGGAATACTTGGAAGCATGGAAGAAAAAACATGAAAGGACGGACAAAGAAAAATGATACCGAGAAAATTTACTGGAGAAATGCTGAAAGGAAGAAAAGCAACGCTGGAACGCGATATAAGAAATGTGGCAGGCGTAGCGATAGGGAAAGGGGCGACAGTTACAATCACGGAGGTTGTGCGCGGAAAAGGGCTGACAATTAAAACGGAGAAATGCCCACATTGCGGACAATATTCATACATCACAAGAGTACAGAGAGAGGATTTAACACTGCTACCAAATGTATAGTAGTATTTTGTGCGCTGGTAATCGGAGCAGCAGCGTGGCTGCTGAACCGACCAGAACATCCGAAGGATCCGCGGGAGGATGAAGAACAGATGGAATACTTAAGAGAATGGAGTGAGAAGCATGGTAAGACTAACGGAAAAAAGTGAAAGAGGATTATGGCACCTGAGAGGTGTAAGCTGGGAGCAGCTGCAGGAAGGTCATGTGATTACCAAGGATATGAGTCAAAAAATCTATGGAGCCCTTGCAAAATTGAAAGATTACGAAGAGACTGGGCTGGATCCGGGAGAGGTGGAAGAAGCAGTTCAAAGGCTCACACCATAATTTTGGCAGTAGTAGAAGTGTATTTGGGTTTAAAAAGAACAGTGACGATTGAAGATCGTGACGGAAATAAGACGTACATCCCGTCAAAAGAAGATCAGATCTTAGGAATGCTGGATTTTATTCTGGCAATGCTGATGATTCAAAATACTATGATCTTGTGAAAAAGTAAATGACAGCTAATATGAAAATACACAGGGAGGTGAAACCGATGGAGCAGTACAAAGAAGAGAATGACAGAAAAAAAGCATATTTAAAAAGATACCATGCGGCAGAATTGGCAGAAAAAGAGATTCGGGAAGAGATCGATGATCTGCGGATGAATAAAATGTTTCCGGCGCTGATCCAAGACGGGATGCCGCATGGGAGCAGTTGCATGGATCTTTCAGAGTATGCCGCACAACTTGATGAGCTGCTGACAGAGTTGAAAGATAAGATGGAGCAGCGGATCAGAATCCGGCGAGAAATTACGCAGCGGATTGAGGCAATGCGAGACGAAACCGAAAAAACGGTCTTGAGGCTGCGGTACATTCGCTGGATGAAGTGGGAGCAGATCGCAGAGAGAATGGGGTACAGTTCGGAACATGTTCAAAGAATACATAAAAAAGCATTAAGAAATTTTAAGATGTCATAGAATGTCATACTATACATGTGATATGCTGTAAGAGCCAGAGAATGGATAAGGGATCAACATTTCCTACACTTTCTTGCAAAACTCCTTAGATATATTTTGAGCGGCGGTCAGGTGTCACAGCCTGGCCGCTGATTGGGCGGCATCAGCCCGCGGAAAATGTCCGAGTAATCGAATGGTGCACGGCGCAGCTTGGTACCTTGCGCCACCTGGAACGTAGCTCAACAGGAAGAAGCAGTCGCATGCTATTCGCATGAGTCGACAAGGGCGCAGGTTCGAGTCCTGCCGTTCCAACTCTCCAGTGGATGGAGATTCTCCGATTTGTTACTCTTATACAAGGATTCCTCGCAGAGATGCGGGGAATTTTTGCGTGCAGAAATGAGGTGAGCTTGAGTGACGGAAAAACAGAAAAAGTTTTGCGATGAATATTTGAGTGATTTGAACGCCACTCGGGCATATAAAGCAGTGTATAAAGGCGTGAAAAGTGATGAAGTAGCTAAAGCGGCGGCAAGCAGATTGTTAACTAATGTTAACGTTAAAAAATATATAGCTGATCGGATGGAAGAGATCCACAACGAGAAGACGGCGGACGCCCAGGAAGTAATAGAGTATCTGACTTCCGTGCTTCGCGGAAAAAGCAGTTCCACAGAAATTGTAGTTGAAGGAACCGGCGACGGCTGCTCCGAGGCACGAACCATCGAAAAGGCACCGTCTGAGAAAGAGCGCTTAAAGGCTGCGGAGCTTCTCGGCAAGCGATACGGACTGTATACAGAGAAAGTTGATGTGGCAACCGATATGGATCTCAACATCACGATTGACTACGGGGAGGACGATTCCGGATGAATATAAACGTCCAGATGAATCCGGGCTTCAAAGAAGTTGACCGTTCCCGGAAAAGATATATCGTTATGAAAGGCTCTGCTGGATCAGGAAAGAGTGTTGATACGGCGCAGAATTATATCCTGCGGCTGATGCAGGATCCGGGAAGAAATCTTCTATGCGTTCGAAAGGCGGACGTGACCAACAGGGATAGCACTTTTGCAGAATTGCAAGGTGCTATTTTTCGCATGTTTGGGGAGCAGTACAAGAAATATTGGCATATTAACAGCTCCAACATGATTGTGGAGTGTAAAATCAACCGCAATCAGATCATTTTCCGAGGCGTCAACGATGAAAAGCAGCGTGAAAAACTGAAATCCATTACATTCAAACGTGGCAAGCTGACGGATGTCTGGATCGAAGAAGCCACGGAAATTACGCAGGCGGACTTCGAGATCATTGATGACCGTCTCCGTGGTGAACTGCCGGATGGACAGTTCTATCAGATCCGGATGACGTTCAACCCGGTATCGGCGTACCACTGGATTAAGCGTGTGTTCTTTGACCGGTCAGATCCGGATGTTCTGACACATCAGTCAACCTACGAGCAGAACCGCTTTATCGATGATGCCTACCG